GCTGAATCACCATATCACCGACACTCATAACGTCGCGCAAAGTTTGCATCACAACCTCTTGCACCTGTTCAGGCGTCATCGACCCAGAAACCGCTGAGATTCGCTTAGTTTCTGCATTGTACTCGTCAATGCGCAGTTTTTGCGCTTCCATGCTTTGACTGACTTGCTGAAGCATCTGATGCATCTGCTGCATCTGCTGTTGCATCTGCTGCATCTGCTGCTTGGCGGCTTGCAGTTCAGGCGACTCATCACCGTCACCAATGACGCGAGGGTCAATCGTCTTGGCGAACCGTTGCGCCATCTCTTGAGCACCAGGCCAGTCCATGTTCTTGACGAACAAGTCGCCCGCCACAGCCCACAGTTGCGGGTTGCCCTGCAGCAGTTGCGCCATTGCCTCCAGCGCCTCTTGCCGCTTAGTAGCGTAGCCCGGCCCTGTCGTGACCACTACGTCGTACTTGCCCACTGACGGGTTGTAGATCCGCTCAAGCACGATGCCCTGCGGGTCGCGGATCTCTCTGACTGGCTCAGGTTGATCCGGGTTGATCTTCGCCATCGAAGTCTCACCGTCCGTCCCGATGATCCGGGCGATTCGCTGCGTATCGTAGATCTTTGGGATCAAATCCACGATCTGACGCGTGACATGACGCACTGCACGTGCCAGGTTGTCCACGTAGTGGTACGTGCCTGTGTCACCCTCACGTTGCCGCGCCAAGATCGCCTTGCCCGACCGCTCGTTACTGGTCATGCCCAGCGAGGCGTTAAACTGTCCCGTAGACGCCTTAATGTCCTCTGACGCACCCATCTTGGCCTGAATCAGCCCTGTCTGCGCCATCGGTGGCTGTGAGCGTTGCGGCAACGGCAGCGGGGCGCCTTGACCGTCCGTTACGTCCGGATTGACCTCCAAATACGGCCAGTTCTGCGTATTGGCAGTCTTCCATTGCTGCTCATAACCCTCAAACTGTCCACCGTACCCAATAAACGGTGCTTTGGGCGCCAACGCCAGCATCTCAGCTTCTTGGCTCACCCAATAGTTGTACATCCGCTGAGCGTCTTTAGCGTTACGCACCAGTCCGCTTAGATGCACCCGCCCGTCCACTTCAAACTCATTACCGACCACGCGGATCACAGGGATGTGCTTGCCCGCCCAATCCGACTCTTCAAGCACCTCGTAGCCGTTGATCTTGCACCATTTGACCTGTCTTTTAAGCGCTCGGCGGCTTTTGGTAGGCGCACCATAAAACTCTTTCAAATACTGATCTTGCGGTGTGCCTGCAACCGCGCTGGAGTTGTCCGGGTACAGATTCAGCGTCTCGTAAGACTCTTCAATATAGAAATACTCTGCGATCCGGATGGTGTCCTCGTTGATCCATTGACTGATCGACTGGTCGCCCACTCCCAAGCTCATCAGAGTGGTCAAAGGAGTCGCGTCCGGGTAAAGCCGCTCGTAGTCTTCTTTAGTAACGTCTTCAGTAATGAAACACCACTTAGCGTCTGCCCCACACGGGTCTTGAATCAGTGGGTCCATGTAGACACTAAAGCTGTTGCGCACCCGGACGATACGAATGTCTTGCTCAAACGAGTCAGGATCACAATACTCAGTGAGCAGGCGAATATAGCCTTCGCCAAACGCCACTTGGTTCTCGCACGCCGTATCGTAAGCTACGTCAGCGTCTGAGATGTATTCAATATGGCGCACGATCCCGTTGAAGATCTCCGCCACTTGCGGGTCCGCTTTGTCATCAGCAGGGATGACTTTACCGCTAGGTCTGTTCTGACGTTGATCGTTAGTGACCTGGCGCACATGTTGCGGCAGCTTGTTGATGGTCAAGCACGGACGGGCGTTGATCGTCTGACCCTGCACCGCGCCTCGTGTCGCCAGCACATCCGCAGGCCATTGCCAGTGGTTGTCCGGACTGCCTGCGTAAAACTTCAAGTCGTCAATCTGATCTTCACGACTCTCCGAGTACGCCGAAATCGCAATGTTCAGCCGCTTGCGGGCTGTCTCAAGCAGCTTACTTTTTGACATTACGTTTTACCGCGTAGGCAATCGCAACGGCTTGCTTGACAGGCTTGCCTGCCTTGACTTCTGCCTTTACGTTCTTACGGAAGGCTTCTTTTGACGCAGATTTAACAAGTGGCATGATTATTTCCTTTTACTAGCAGCCGCCCTGCGAGCCAACTCTAGTTGAATTGCCTGCCATGTCGCCATTGTGGCGTCAACATGACCGGGGACTTTATACGGGTCGCGGTCCGGAAAAAGCATATTTCCTACACCGTAAGCGGTCAATTCCTCCGGGTTATACCGGTAGGAGTCCGATGTTGGCGACCCCTCATTGAGCTTTTTAGCTTCTTCGTAACGGTTCATCTTTTGTAGCGCGTCTTGAAGTTGCCTAACCTCAGGGGTAACTGTACGCCCAAAACCAGGGTACGCTAAATCCAGAATGTAGTCATTGACGGCGTGAGAAGTCTCATGGGCCATTGTACGAGCGGGGTACTCGGCAGCGGGGTTCATGCGGATCTCACCGCCGCCCCAACTACCGCTTAACGGCTGCCCTTTTTCATTGCGCAAATTCGGGACCATGCGCACTCTAGGCGCAGCGCCAATAGAAACTAGAAAATTAGCCATCTGACGATAGTAATCTTGTGCCAGCAACTGATTCTGCACCTCGGGCGCTAGGGCGTTCGGCATCTCTATGACCCCATCCAACTGGTAGCGACAGACGCTTGACTATACGTGCGAGTGACCGGGCGGCGGGTGATTGACTCTCTGTGCGCGACAGGAAACGCGAACGTGAGCGCTAACGCGTCTGCAGCGTCAGGAGATGCCAGCCCTCGTGCTTTCATGTCTTTCTTACTCTCCAACCCAATCGCACCGTAAGAATTTGGTTTCATTGTAGGTGAAACTAAATCAGCCTTAAGATACCGATCCCGAGGCACACTTGCCGACCGTAACCAATCGCGCATTGCACCCCACATCTCTGCCCGCTTGTTTTGGTACATGGCGGATTTGCTAGACTTCCAGCCAAAGTTTACACCTTTTATCTTATACCGCTGCTCTTTTAACCGGTCAACTACTCCCGCACCTAGCCCGCCCTCGTCCACGAACACTGCGTCCGGCTTAAACTCTTCAATAGCCTCGATGACATGCCCGACCACCGTCATCGTGTCGTCGCCCCGGTAGCGCAGCACCTTTACCAGGTCACGCCCTTGCCGGATCGCCAGCACCGTTGAGTCTGACCCAAACCGTGCCGGGTCAACCCCAATGATCACCGGTGCCGTCTCGTCTTTGTACAAGTCGCGGTCCATCGCCTCTTGAACCGTAACCGACGAGATGAACTGATCGTCACCCGCCCCCGGAAACGCTCCGTACACCTCTACGTGCGCCTGCACCGAGTCTGGCCCGTACTCCGCAATGATCTGCTCATAAGTTTGCTTGTCGGTCCCCTCGACCGTTCTTGCGTCAATCTGCCGTGTCTGCCAGAAGTCTCTCTTAGAGTGAAAGCACTCAAAGAAGTACCCGCTGTTACGCCGGGGGTTGCTAAACGCCAGCCAGAACCTATTAGGCGTGTTCTCCGTAAAGAACCCGCTTGCCACCGCCCAAATGCTGTCCGGAATACCACTAGACTCGTCCAGCACCAGCATCACCCCGTCGTGGTTGTGCAACCCCGCATACGCGTCCGGGTTCTCCTCAGACCATAGCCGACCCTCAATTGACCAGTAGCGCGTGCCTTTCTGCAAGTCCCGCTCGACTAGCTCCGTGAGCCACTTGGCCGGCATGACCCGCGTTGCGCTGATCTCAAACCAATGGCTGTTGATCAACATCGCGACCCACTTAGTGATCTCTGCCCAGGTGACGCTTCTTAACTGACTCTCACTGTTCGCACTGACGATGACGCTCGCCCCGATCCGCGTCGTCAGCATCCACAGCACTAGCCAAGACACTAGCGCAGACTTGCCAATCCCCCGACCACTAGACACTGCCAGACGCAGCGTGTCAAAGTCGATCTTGCCGTGGTTGTTCTCGGTGTGCGCCGCTACGTCGTTAAGCACGTCCCGCTGCCATTTGCGCGGGCCAAGGAAGTGCTCAAGTGGCGTCCCTTTCTGACCCCACGGGAACGCTAACAGAACGAACGCTAACGGGTTGTCTTTGATCTTCGAGGACCAAAGTTTGGTCATCAGCGTTTGCTCGTCTTGCGGGCTGTATTTGGTCGTCTGCAAGGTCTATGATCCTTTGCTCTGCGGCTTCTAGCGCGGCTGTGATAGAGATTGTCTGATTGACTTCAACAGAGACAGCCTGTTTGGCAACCCACGAGTGTTGGTAACGCAGCACTTCTAACGCCATCTTATGATCACCGTTTAGCGCCGCATTACGGACTATTTGCGCCATCTGCGCCTCACTGTCCGCACGGCCCTTTTGCTCGGCCATCTCTACCAACGGGTCGCTCGCTAACAACACCCGGTACTCGTTAGGCGTTAGCCCCGCCTCCAGCGCCAGCGAGTCGCCCTTTAGTCCTAGCAGCGCCGCTTCATAGATGCGCTCTAAACGCGCCTCAGTCGCCTGGATTTGCCTTGCCGTGATAGGTAGGTTCTTAAACATACCCCTATACTAACAAGAATTTTCTTCGCAGCAAGAATTAAAAATTTGCCGTCATAAAAATAAAAAAAATTGTTTGTGGGGTGTACCGTGACATTGCCATAAGCTGCCGGCCCTACCCCCCCCTTCGATTAGAACCGACACCGATCTAGCTG